TCACGTTGATCCGCGAGCACAGAAGCTGACAAATCATTTGTAATCCTTCGCTCTTTATCTTTGATGTTTTTATTAATTTCAGATATTTCGCGATTCCTATTCTGAGTTTCGCTGAGTTCTTTTCCAAGAAGAACAAGCGCGTCGTTAATCTTAACCAATGACGATTGCTTTTCCTCGATTTTCTTTGACTTGATAAGTGCGTCAATCGTTTGCGTGCAGGTAGGACAATTATCGTTGTCTTCATAGAATTTTATAGTCTTTTTAGCTTTGGTTTTTGTAGATTCTAAATCACTCTCTAATGATTCTATCTTAGATATTCTCTTGATAACTTTAGATGCATCTTCAATATCAACAAATAACTTATCGATCTCACTTTGAACTATGACTATTTCTTCGTTTGCTCTGTTGATATTAAATTGTAATTCTGATATTCTTTCATTGGAAACAATTATGATCTCATTTTTCTTTTCACTATTCTTTTGCTTTTGCTTTTCGTGTAGTTCTAATATATCCGCAGAATTTTGAATTTCGCTCTTATTCGTTAATATTTCATCTTTGTTATTAGAGATCCTATCTTTCAATAGAACAGACATTGTCGAAAAGATTCGAATGTCTAAGAGATCTTCGATAACTTCTCTACGAATCCCTGCTGGGAGTTGCATGAAAGGAACAAAAGATGACGATCCTAGAATTACTATCTGAGTGAACGACTTCATGTTCATTCTCAGAATATTCTTCTCTAGATACTCCTGATAGTCTCTACTAGCCGCATCCTGATCTAGTAATACATCATTCTGATATATTTCAAATATCGTAGGTTTTATTCCGCGAATAATTTTATATTTCTTGTTGTATATTTCGAATTCGATTTCAACAACAACATCGCGACCATTTATGGAATTGATGAGCTGATCTTTTTTGATCTTACGAAATGGCTTACCATAAAGAACAAAACAAAGCGCATCTAGAACAGATGACTTTCCAGCACCATTTTCTCCGACGACTAGAGTATTTGTATTTCTATCTAATAGAATTTCTGTAAATGCGCTTCCCGTAGATAGTAAATTTTTCCATCTAACAGATTTAAATTTCAACATTCATCTAGTTCCATAGATAAAGATTCATTATATAGTGAATGCATCAATTTGTCAAGGTCTTTTTTATCAACATTGGTTTCTAAGTTTTCAACATATTTAGACAAAATTGTCAAAGTGTCTTCGGCTTCATTGGCTAAATCGTTTGTGTCCATATCGTTCATATTTCGATGATCATCAACAATTGTAACATCTGATGGCGATGCTTCGTATATCTTATTTACAAATAAATCAAACCAGTAAGGATTAGTCTTATTTTGAACAATAACTTTAACATATGAAGATTTTACATAGTCGAAATTTTGAATAAGAAGTTTATCTAATGTTTGTTCAGTATCATCATACCAAACTTTATAAAACATCTTATTTGTATTTTCAATAAACTCTAGCTCTCTAGTTTCTGTATCCCATATGTGGAATCCCCGCTGATCGCCGTGATCGGACCAAGTTATCTCATAAGGCGTTCCTACATATCGTATATTTCCACTTTCTGATTTTCTATGAAAGTGACCAGAGAACACAGTGTCGAATTTATCGAATCTAGAAGCATCAAAGCCGTCATGAGAAGGCATACCTCTATACATCTCAAAACCTTTTATTTCTAAATGTCCAAATAAAATTTGAGCTTTAGTCGTCTTCATAATTTCCATGCATTCTTCGTAGTTTGAACTATTGATCCATGGCATCATCAGCAATTTACATCCATCAATTTCTATTTCTTTAGGATCTGAATATGCATGAAGAAAGTTGTTATCGGAAAATAATTCATTCATTGAATTTATAGAATTAGTATTCCTAAACGGAACATCGTGATTTCCGATAAGAACATGAAGATTAATATTATTGTTCCTATGTTTATCAACGAAAGATTTAAGTTTGTTTAGAGTTATATAATTAATAAACTTTCTACGATCAACAATATCGCCAAGCTGAATAACTTGATTGATTCCGCGTTTCTCTAGTTCCGGAAAATAAATCTCTTCAAAAAATTTATCAAAATAAGAAAGAAATTCTTGACTATCATTTCTTGCGCCAAAATGCAAATCACCTAATATAGCTATTTTCATGCAACAGCTTTTTGTTTAATTTTCTTCTTACTGATTATCTTTTTTTCGAAATCATCCATAAACGTATTCATTTGTTCTTGCGACCACTCACCATATTGTATCTGATCATTATATTGACGCCCCTGATCGTGAGACTGAAGTTGTGAAGTTTCGTGAGTTATATTTGCGCGACCTATTGCCGCATACTTAGTGTATAGATATTTTTTCTCTTTTTGAATTCTACGAATGAATGCGAAGAAGATTATCTGAGTAAAATACGCGAATGGATTTTTAGATTTACTTGGATCAAAATTATTGATATACTGCAAACAATTCTCAATTCCATCAGATATCATTTCTTCTCTAAATATATAGTTAGAAAAATTAGGTTTGAATGCTAAGTGAGTAGATATCTTCATAATCGATTCTCCGATATAATTAGATATACGAGGCGGAGGTTCATTTTTTTCTAGACTTTCACTCACTGAATTTTTATATTCTACCATTGCCGCATATAATTTAGAATTATCTACGTAGTGTGGTTTTGGTTTTGTAGCAGCCATAATATGTTTCCTAGTTAATCCAATTATTCGAAGTATTAGAAGCCCAAAGTTTATATAATTCTGGACTTTCCTGTAATTTTTCGTATAGATCTCGTATCTTAGTTACTGTATTTTCTTTTGATTGATCTAGTTGAAACTGATAATATGATTTTATTTTTTCTGGAGCAGGAATAATTGTAATCATATTGAACTTATGAATCTGAAATATCGAATTCATTAGTTCTTCAGAAGGAACCCATGGAATCATTGCCATGATCATAGCATCATTTGTGGAATTTTTCGTATACACAAATTTCAATGGGAATGTAATATAAAAAGCGTCTTCGTCCTCTTCCAATACTGTGGCAACTACATCTTCTCCATTGCTCATTTTAATATAATTGATATCATCCATTTGAATCCTTTAATTTAATTGTATATATTTGATAAGGGAAAGATTCTTCATTATACATTCTAACTCTTTCTATCAGATGGCTTAATGTAAAATTCTTTTTATCTTTTAAAGAGATATCATCTGCAATATCAAATAATTTGCAAGAAACTTTTGTATCACTTACTCTAAGTCCACGACCAATTGACTGCAGAGTTCTGATTCTACTTTTTGTTGGACTGGCAAATATAATATTATGAAGATTTCGAATATTTATTCCTGTAGAAAATGTTCCAAAGGAAGCCACAATTATACTATCACTCGAACCTTCTACCAAACTACGAATATTTTCTCTTTCATCTCCATCGACATCTCCACTAACGAAATGACAGGAATGTGATGAATCGTTTTTCTCAAGTATCATGTCATATAATATCTGACCATGCTTTTCAACAAACGTATATAGTAATAGCGTGTTTCCTTTTAGAGATAGAGCAAGATTCGTTATAAACTTATTTCTAGCATGATTGGAAATAATATATTCAAGCTCTTCTGGATATGTTCTATCTGACGCATTTTGTTTTGGATGCTTCAGAACGATAATTTTTATATCGATAGAAGCAAGTTTACCAGAATCGATGAGTTCGCTTGTTTGAATTATTCTTTCTATCTTTCCAAACAATCCAAGCAATACTAGCTCGTGAACTTGAGCACCATCTAGAGTTCCAGTCATGCCAAATCTATACTGTGTATTAATCATCTTACCCATAATGCTTGTAAGACTTTTTGCTTTGAAATTATGCGCTTCATCACCGACGACAACTTGAAAATCTGAAAAGAATTCTTCCGGCATATTATACATAGACTGCCATGTAGAAATTGTAATTTGATCAGTCGTTTCTTTTTCTACTCCAGCAACAACTTGATGTATAGATTCTTTATATCCGTATGAAATAAAATCTTTTTCTAATTGAGCAACAAGAGATATTGTCGGAACTATAATTAGAGTCTTTACATTATACCATCTAGCTATCATATAAGCTATTAATGATTTTCCACTAGCTGTCGGAGAAATTAAAACTGATCTTTTATTTCTTACTGCTAAGGTAAATGCTCTAATTTGATGTTCGTGAGGAACGACTGGTAATTTCAATGAGCTTATAAATTCATTCGCTTCTGTTAAAGATATCTCATCATTACATTGTAGATCTTCATGCGCTTCATAACTATACGAACGTTCATTTGCAAATTCTTCAATAGCAGAATGTAATCCAGTAAATGCTGTGCAGTTGCGACCATCTACTAAACGCATTTTTCCATCCCATTGACGACTTTTATAGGAAGGCATAAATTTTGCGCCAGGAACATCAAATGTAAATCTTTCTGAGATCTCTCTCAGTATTCCTTGATTAGTTTCTATCTTAATCCTAGATTCATTGATCTTGTGGATTATTATATCAGATGACAAATTTATCCACCAAGGGTTAGCCGACGCCAGTCGATCGCATTCTTGATTTGATATCCTCTAGAATTAATAGACTTCATAATTTCCTCAAGTGCCAGAATTTTTACTTCTAGCATTGATATCTTAGCATCGATAGAAATTATCAGTTCGTCTAATTCTACATTGATCATGATTTCATTCTTAAGCGTCTTGCCTAAGAATTGTTCTCGACCAATATCGATTAATTCTTCTTGGGTTGCAGACCCAGAATAATAATTTCGTAATTTAGAAATGATTTGTTTCTTCTGACTTTGATACCCGCGAACGAGCCTACGATCATCAGATAATAATGTTATATATTTCGCATGTAAATTTGATATGCGAACAGACTCCTTATCTAGATTTAGATCATCTAGAACAGTGTCGTTTTTCCACTCGTTTAATATTTCATCAATTTTCATAAAGACTATTATATAATAAATTACAAAGAAAGTAAAGGCTTATTTTTGGCTACTATTATACCTTGACAATTATGTGAGATCTTGATATAATACAGGTGTTCCGAAGGGTCATCTTATTAGACGATCCTCTCGATGACATAGCGTCTGTAACTGAAAGTAGCAGTGGCTTCGATATAGTCTACGTCAGAAGCAGTTGTATCAAAAACCAATTCTGTTAAATCAGTCGGAAACATATCGTAGAAAAAGATATTAACTGAGGGATTTCTATTACTTGTTTGAACATTCAATGTTCCATCAGAAACGAAAGAAGCAGCACTACCCATGCGACGAACTGGACCAGGAGCACTATTAGATAATGCTCTTGTTTGATTAAAATCTTCTGGATGCCCTAGCCCA